GCAATTTTAGTGTTTACAGCAGTTCTAATCAATACTTCATAGTCATCCAAAATTGGTAAAAATTCGCAAAAATTTCCCATATCCATCAATGTTTTTCTCCTCCATATTCTTGGATGATTAGGAACGCCTACAATATGGTTTAATGAAATATTATTAATATTAGGTGTCATTGAAACAAAAACCCATTTATTTCTTATTTTTTGTCTATAGTAACCTGAATATCCAAGCGCATAAAAATCGCCGTATCTATAATTGGCGCCATCCTCATATATGTTTATGAAATCCATATATACAAAACCTAAATTATTATCTTTATCAAAAACATCTGCAGCATCGGTTAAAACGTAAGGTAAAATTTCATCATCATGATCCATTTCTAATAGATATTTACCACGACATAATGAAATCGCTTCATTTTTAACATTTCCTATATTACCATTATTTTCACTTCGTTTGTACAACCGAACTCTTTTATCATCTTTAAAAGTTTCTTTTAAAAATACAAAATGCTCATCATACGGTGAATCATCTAATATCACCCATTCCCAATCTCTCAGGATTTGTGTTTTAATACTACCGTAAGCTCTTATAATTTTATTATAAGAGTTATAACATGTAGTAAATAATGAAAAAATTGGACGTTTTTCAATGTCGTTTGTAATAACACATGAATGTAAATAGCAAAAATTTACGGAATTATTGAATTCATTCATATTGGTTTCATCTAATTTTTTAAAATGTATCCATCTTTTTCTCATTCTATCTGCAATAATATCGTTTACATCTTTACAATAAATACTATCGTCTTCACCAAAAGTAACTAATAAATGATAGTTTGAATCATACAATTTGTTCAATTCTTCTTTTTTGTTTACAATAAAAATTGAACACAACAATTTATCTTTATTTGCATCTAAAAATGCATCAATATATGAATACTTGTCGTCTCTAAAAAATAAAATGTATGGGTATTTCATTAGATTATTATAGGAAGAATTTTTAAATTGTTATAGTGTAAAAATACTTTAAATTTTTACACTATCCACCTTTTTCCATGTTTAGAAAAAATTGCTTAGTAGTTAAAATTATAATAATCACTTTTTGCGTTTCTTGTTTGATAAGAATAGGCTGGATTTTGGGGTGTCGGATTAGGAATAGTAACTTGTTTATAGCGCAGATTTTCAGGTTTTAATACAAAAGCATATCCACCGTCATCAAAAAAACTGGCATTTTCTTTCAAAAAATTATCTACAAACTGATAACGCATCGCAACCATTTGACATCCAGCGGCTCTACATAACATTCCACTTGGATTGCTAGGATTTACGCCAACGTCTGGATAAACAATTGTCATGCATCGTTGATTAAATTGTTCTAGTTCATTAATATCAGGTGTGTTTTTCACATCATAATATGACAACGCTCTCATAAATACAGAATTGCTTGTCATATTCACATACTCCATAAATTCTTTATTTTCCAAATAAGAATTATTTGATTTATCTACTATCAAAATAATTTTATTCATAAAGGATGTTAATTGTTGTGCACCAATGTTTTTTCCATGATTTTCATAACTATAAGTTTTACCTAACATAATGTTATCATAAGATTTAAAAATGCTTGCTAAATTATTATATATTGATTGTTCATTACTTTTTATTCTTAAATGAATAATTAAAGGATCCGATGGATTTGGTACGGTTCCACCAGAAAATGCGTAGTTACTGATCGTTTTCATTACTTCACTAAAATTAACACTATTAAATGTTTCTTTAACATAATAATTCTTAGAATTAGAGCTACTACTTGACACAACTGGTTGATTATTAAGATTATATATTTCAAAATCTAAACACCTGACCCCTTGTTTTAGAATACTTTTCAAAACACAAATATCTACATAATCGTTTTGATAACTTCCGCCGCTACATGCATTGAAAGCAGTTTTAATATAATAATCATACAAATTACCACTGCAATCACTCTGACTTTTTGATATAGGTTTTATATTTCCATCTATGGACGGATATAGCATATTTAAATAATTACATTCTTTGGATTCTAGACTAGTCAAATAAATCATATAAGATACATAACTAATTACAATAATTAATATAAGTGCTAAAATAAAATAAGAAACAAAATCTTCGTCCATATTATTTATCATACTTAATATATTATATTATTTAAAATATTATTATATAATAATAATTATATGGCTGAATTTTCTAATTCACTTCCATCTTTATTAAATCCATCATCTCAAAAATCATTGCATTTTGACGACGTCTCTATAGATAGTCAAAAAACATGCGTTCCTGGCCCAAATGTGCAGTTTAGTAAAAAAGGTCTCCCATTCAGTGAATATATATCCAATATGTTAAACCCTGGAAGTTTAGGTTGTAACCCAAATCAATATCCAAAATATACAAATGGTAAATATTGTTGCGAAAGTGAAATGGCAACACCTCAAGAACAATTTGATTATGTTAATACGTTATTACTATCTGCGATAGAAAATGTAGGTGAAACATCGTTTAGGAAATATTTTAGAGAAATTGATTTTTTAAATAACGCTCGTAATAATTTAAAAGAAAAATATAGTGAAAATAATTTAAAAGATATATTAGTAGAAGAATTTCCAATAAATATAAATGGCGAAGAATATGAAAATTTAGATGATTACATTTCAAAAAACATGACCATTTCTAATGCACTTGCTCTAGATCAAACAAACAAGGGAGCCATACAAGGGATAGGTTTAGCAGAGCCTGGAATCACCAGTATGAATACTATACGAAACAAACACATTAATAAGCTATCAAATCAAGTGAAAAATAACGATGAAAAAGAAGGTGGTAAAGGTTATAAAAAAACTATGAAACGTAAAAGAAACATTAAAAAATCCCGAAAAGGACGTAAAAAATGCAGCAAAAAAAGAAGAAGATTTACGAAAAAATAATTATAATATTTTTTATTATCATAAAACTAAATATTATAATTTAAAATCAAATATATATATAAAGTAATAATATGGCCGGTGGATTATTAAATTTAGTGTCAAGTGGGCAACAAAATGTAATATTAAATGGTAATCCTTCAAAAACTTTTTGGAAAGCAGCTTATTTAAAATATACAAATTTTGGTATGCAAAAATTCAGAATTGATTTTGAAGGAAGTACAACATTACGTTTGACAGAATCATCTACATTTCAATTTAAAGTTCCAAGATACGCTGATTTATTAATGGATACTTATATTGTATTAGATTTGCCTTCTATATGGAGTCCAATTTTACCTCCTCAACAATATGTTAATCAAGATGGAAACATTTCATATACCGATTGGGCACCATATGAGTTTAAATGGATAGATTACATTGGCGCCACAATGATCGAAAAAATAACTATTAATTGCGGTAATCAAAAACTGCAAGAATATTCGGGATCCTATATTTTAAATATGGCGAGAAGAGATTTTAGTTCCGAAAAATTAAAATTATTTTATGAAATGATTGGAAATGTCCCTGAATTAGTTGACCCAGCAAACGCGAACAGTCGCGTTAATGCATATCCAAATTCTTATTATACAGATAACATTGCTGGAGCGGAACCCTCTATAAGAGGAAGGCAATTATATATACCTTTGAATTCATGGTTCACGTTAAAAACCCAAATGGCTTTCCCTTTGGTTTCATTACAATACAATGAGCTACAAATTTACGTGACGATTAGACCTATATGTGAATTATTCAAAATTAGAGATGTTTTTGATTCAGTTAATAATTACCCATACGTTGCGCCTAATTTTAATCAATATCAAAACCAAATGTATAGATTTTTACAAACTCCACCTGATATAGAGTTAGGAATTAATTCCTATTTAGACCAACGTAGTGTGTGGTTTCCAAACCTACATTTAATGTCAACTTACTGTTTTCTTTCAAATGATGAATCTCGTATATTTGCTAAAAATGAGCAAAAATATTTATTTAAACAAGTCAATGAAAAGATATTTTATAATGTTACTGGACCAAATAAAGTAGATTTAGATTCGCTTGGTTTAATTTCAAGTTGGATGTTTTATTTTCAAAGAAGTGATGCCAATCTACGTAATGAATGGACAAATTATACTAACTGGCCATATAATTATTTACCATCGGATGTCACACCTGCTCCCCGTTCGGGAAATTTTGTATTAAATAATGGAGAAACTATTGGTCCTGGAATTAACCCTGATGGGCTTTTAACTGGTTATATGACTTCCGGTACTTTTAATCCCCAAAATATTAAAGAAATATTAGTCGGT